AAGAGTGTGTGCTATGATGTTCTAATGTCCCTAGATTATATTTACAAAGGTATGAGATTCAAAGTAAATGATAATCAAATAATTTGGTTGGTTGGGGGCAAAGTTCAAGATGTTTGGTCAGTAGAAAAATTCAACGCAGAGGACATCAAAACAATTGTCATAGAGAGAATGATTAATATGCACTTTCTATACAAAGAACATTTCAAACGACTATAATAAGAAATGTGTTTTTAGATTTATGTATTAAGATTAGGATGTCGGCTCCACTAACCGATATCCTCCCATCACTGGCTATTCCTACGGGGATAGCCTTATCTAAAAGGAGTCCAAGCACACCTTATGAGTAGAGTTGAATGGGACGCTGAAAACGAAACTTACGCAGAGTTTAAAAAACGCAGAAGTGCAAGTTTCAACATATCGGGCATGGGGCAAAAAAAACGAGAAGGCACCGGCAAAAAAAATCTTTCTGAACTACGGGAGAAAGCTTTAGAAAGGGCAAACTACAAATGTGAGTGGCCGGGTTGCAATTCCAAGAAATGGCTAGAGATGGCGCATTTAATCGCAAAGGGTATGGGTGGAGCGAACAGAAACATATCTGATGACCCTATGAATGTTTGTATGCTTTGCAAAGAACATCATGATATATTTGACGGAAGACAGCGTCAAGGTTCTAAAAGAGAATACACTAACTTATTAAAAGGGTTTTTGGTATTAAAATGGCGACATGACAAATAAGTATGTTCCTACATTACCGCCATTACATACAGGACAACTACAAGTAGCTAAATCTGAAGCGCGTTGGAAAATATTATGCGCAGGTCGACGATTTGGTAAAACAAGACTTGGTGTACAAATGTGTATGGAAGTTGCCTTACGAGGTGGTAGAGCTTGGTGGGTAGCACCTACATTTTCTATTGCTAGAGTTGGTTGGCGTGACATCGCTGCAAGTGCAAAATCATTTCCTAAAGAAATCGAACCAAATGTTTCATTAGCTAATATGCAAATTGATTTAGTAAACGGTGGTTCTATTGCTGTAAGGTCTGCTGATAATCCTCAAAGACTTCGTGGTGAAGGTTTAGATTTTCTTGTTATGGATGAGGCTGCGTTCGTAAAACCCGAAGTATGGTCAGAAGTACTAAGACCTACACTTACAGAAAGAAAGGGTTCTGCTTTATTTATTTCTACTCCTATTGGTCGAGATAACTGGTTTTTTGATTTATGGGAAACTGCAGAAGATGCAGACAACTGGGAAAGATTTAGATTTGCTACAACTGATAATCCTATGATTGACCCCGAAGAAGTAGAAGCAGCAAAAGTAGAAGTTGGCTCAATTGTATTTGCACAAGAGTATTTAGCAGAGTTTGTTGATGCAGGTCAAGGTATGCTTAAACCAGAATGGTTGCATTATTTTTCTATAGTGCCGGATTCTGCAGGAAATATGAAATGTATTGTTGATGGCTCAGAATATTATTTAACTGCATTAGAAAGATTTGGTATTGTTGATTTAGCTACTACAACTAACAAAGATAGCGACTTCACAGTAATTACATCTTTTGCAAGAACACCAGATAACAGACTACTAGTTATTGATATGACTAGAGCTAAATTAGAAGGACCAGACATTATTCCAGCGATAAAACGCGCAATGGATAAAAATAAGCTAAAATATGTAGGTATAGAACGCCAAGGTTTTCAAACCACGATAATCCAGATGGCGCAACGAGCTGGTATTCGTGTAAGAGACCTAAAGACGGATAAAGATAAAGTTACACGCGCACTTCCTTTATCTGCTCGGATGGAAGCAGGAGATTTGTTTTTATTACGAGACACACATTGGCTTCCAGAAGTAGAAAGAGAAATAATGACTTTTCCTGCTGGAGCACATGATGATATTATCGATACTCTGTCTTACGGAGTTCAAATGCTACAAGAACAAAGAAGCTGGAGCGCGTATTAATGGCTGAAGATAAGTCAAGATTTTCAAAAGCATTAGATTGGTTGAATGCACCAACTGATGCAAGAATTAGAAGAGACCAAGAATCAAAAGGTCTTATAGTAAATCAAACAGAGTATTCATTTTTAAATCAAGCAGTTATGGGTTACAACACCCAATCTGGATATTTCGACCATAAAAAATTAGCTGAACTAGGAGACGGTACAGGTAACTCTGCTGTTATTGCATGTCTTAATGTTTTAGCCACGGCTTTTGCAGAACCATCACTTATTGTATCTGCAAGAAATTCTGAGGGTGATTATACAAGAGATATGAATCATGACTTAGTAAAACTAATTAGAAGACCAAATCCTTACATGACACAACAGTTACTAGCTAACTATATTGTTACATCTCTTAATGCAAATGGAGATGCATTTATTTATAAAAACAGAAATGCAAGAGGTCAAGTTGTAGAGTTAGTTCCTCTAATGCCACACTTAGTAGAAGCTAAAGGTAACGAAAATGAATTAATAACACACTACCAATATCAACCTCAAGGTGGTGTCCAAGGTGAAGATAGTGTTAAGATTCCAAAAGCCGATATGGTTCATTTGCGTCAGAATGTTGACCCAAATAACATGAGGCGTGGTCTTGCTCCACTTAGAGGCGTTCTAAGAGAAATAGCAGGAGATGAAGCCGCTGGACAATATACAGCAGCTTTGTTACATAACATGGCGGTACCCGGAGTTATTCTCTCACCGAGAGATGATGCTATGGGTGGCCCAACTAGAGAAGAGGCAGAAGCTATTGCTGATATGTATAAGCAAAAGTTTGGTGGTAAGAACAGAGGTGCGCCTATGGTCTTATCCGGTGCTATGAATGTTGAAATAGTATCTTTTTCTCCAGACCAAATGAAGCTAGCAGAATTAAGAAGAATACCGGAAGAACGAGTATCTGCTGTACTTGGCGTTCCAGCTGTTCTTGCAGGTCTTGGTGCCGGTCTTGATTCAGCTACTTATTCAAACACAAAAGAACTAAGAGAGTTCTTTACCGAGTCAAAAATGGTCCCTATGTGGAACATGGTTGCGCAAGAATTGACTCATCAATTGTTACAACCAGAGTTCAATGCTAACGATAATCAATATTGTGAATACGATGTTGGTAGCGTAAGAGCTTTAGCTGATGACAAAGACAATCTCTATAAACGCATGAATACTGCAGTACAAGGGGGTTGGGTAACAATTGGCGAAGCAAGAAAAGTTGTAGGTCTTGAAGCAGATGATAGACATGATGTTTATCTAAGACCACTCAATATGATACAGGTCACAGAAGATGGTAGTCCACTTCTTAATGACCAAGCAGAATCAAATAACGATGATGAGAAAAAATTGACAACTATTGACTTACCGCCAGAAGTAGAAAGAACCGACAGAATAATAGGAACTCCTACTGGGTATGAAATGGAAGGTAAATATATTGCAGAGATGCCAAATGGTGCTTATTGTGTTATCAGTCATGATGATGGAAAAATTATAAAATGTTTTGAAACAAGAAGAGAAGCAGAAGAATTTTTAAATAATAAAAAAGATGGCTTGATTGAAGAAGTTAAGGTATCTTTAGAAGAAGCAGAAGTAATGTATGAACGAGGTGATAAATTGCATAGTCCAGAAGAAAAACAAACAAACTTTCCTAGAAGTGGTGATGACCAAAAAATAAGTTTGTCTAATTCTCAACACCCACAGTTTCCTAGTTATGCTTATGTTAAAGATTTAAAAGAGAACTGGCCAGAGATTTGGAGAAGAGCAGGTACCGGAGGTAATCCACCAACATCATTTACTGGTAACGATGCTTTCAATAAATGGACAGATTACAAAGGTGGAGATAGAAGTGAATCAACTCTCAACTGGGTAAAAAGAAGAGAGCGTTTTATGAATCGTCACAAAAAAAATAACAGACTTAATGGAACAATAGCTGTTATGAAGTGGGGCGGTATAACCGCAGGTGGTGTATCACAAATGAAGTCAGTTGTTAATGACTACAAAAAAGTTGTTAGAGAACGCAGAAAAAAATCATTAGATATTGCTGAAGATATTTTGATGAAACAATTATCTGCAAGAGTTAGAAAAGCTTTACAGAAAAAAGTAGAAGACCACAATAAGAAAAATCCTAAACACAGAGCTACATTGAGAATGTTATCAGCAGTATTTAGAAGAGGTGTTGGTGCTTATAGAACATCACCGGGTTCAGTTAGAGGTAATGTTACATCAGCTGACCAGTGGGCGATGGCCAGAGTTAACGGGTTTTTAAGA